GCACGTCGATTGACAATGACCTCGGCGATGGCTTCGAAGTGCTGGGTGTGCCGGCCACGCCGTTCACGCTCGATTCGCAGGATGGCTTTGCCTTCTCGATCAAGGTGCTCCAGAGCGGCGCGCTGCGATTTGATGGAACCTACACGTTCAACTTCGACAGCGGTGAGAGTCAGACCATCCGGATCACCGGCTCCCGCATCATCCTGCTCCCGTACCGGCCGGAGGCTCCACTGAAAGAGCACCTGGTCTTTGACACGCGGATTCTCGAGGCTATTGACAGCACCGAGCAGCGCCGGGCCAATCGCGAGTTCCCACGCGGTGTGTTTGAGATGAATCTGAAAGGCAATGGGCGACGCGTCGAGTGCATCCTGTTCGATCGGCTCTCTAAGGTGCTGGCAATACCAGCCTGGCACGAGCCGTCCTTCCTGTCCCAGGCAGTCACGGTGGGCGATACCGTCATCAACGTCAACACAACGAACTATGCCAACTTCTACGTCGGCGGCAACGTGATCATTCTGAAGGATGAGTTCACCTACGACGTTGCCAAGATCGAGGCCATGACGGCTACGACGATCACGCTGGACACGGCTACCGCCAACAGCTTTGACGTCGACACCCAGGTGATGCCTCTCATGACGGCCTACGTCGAGGCGACAGCGCCGGTGGTCAAGGCCCTGGTCAACGAGTCAACGATCAAGCTGAAGGCATACGTCAATGCCTGCGACAACGACATCGCGGATGCTTCCGGCTGGAGCACCTACAACGGCAAGGTCTTCCTGGACGACCCGAACCTGGTCGACGGCAAGGAGCTCGCAGAGACCCTGCGGACCAAGGTGTTCGTGCTCGACAACCTGACCGGCGACCGGTCGCAGTTCAGCCAGTGGGCCCACAGCCTACGGCACAGCGCCAAGGGCTGGAAGACGCGAGACCGGGCGTCCCTGTGGAAGCTGCGGAAGCTGCTGCACTTCCTCAAGGGCAGGCAGGTGAGCTTCTACATCCCGACGTTCACCCAGGACCTCTGGCCGAAGGAGACCCTGGTCAATGCCACCAGCTCGTTCACCATGGACCTGATCGGCTACACGGTCAACGTCCACCAGCGATTGCCGAAGCAGGTGTTCCGCATGCATCTGAAGGACGGTACAATCCTGGTCCGCACCATCGTCAACAGCGTTGAGGCCACCAGCGATACCGAGCAGCTCACCGTGGATACTCCTTGGCCGTACGATATCCAACCGGCAGACATCGAGCGGATAGAATTTCTACAGAAGGTCCGGCTTGATACTGACGATATCGTGATCACACACCTCAATGCCCTGGGGCACGCGACGTGTGTGGTGCCGACCAAGGAGGTCACTGACTGATGTCTTTTGACGCACAGGAAAAATCGGTAGAGAGCGCCAGTGCCGTAGAGTTCTACACGATCGCTATCGGCACGGAGCTCTTCCGCATGCACAACTCCGTCGAGGCGACCATCACCCTCGGGTCCGATGTCTTCTACAAGACTCCGGCGCTCAGGCGTGGTCACATCGCCACCGGCCAGGAGTACCTCACCGTCGAGCTCCCGGGAGACCACCTATTCTCCAGGCGGTTCGCGATGATCGCCCCTGGGCAAGCTGCCACGCTCACGATTCAGAGCTACCACCGGGGTGACACCTCGGACCTCCGCGTCCTGTACAAGGGCGTGGTGCGATCGGTGGCCTTCACCAAGCAAGGCTCCCTCTCATCGCTCTCCGTCATCCCGGTCTCCGAGGCCTTCGACAAGGTCATTCCGGACCGGACGTTTCAGGCTCCCTGCAACAACATCCTCTTCGACGATGATTGCAAGGTCTCGGCCGGGCTGTGGTCGTACGAGGAAGAGGTGACGGTGGTAGACGCCAACACCATCTCCGTCAAGAACCTGGGCTCGTCCAAGGGCAACGGCTGGGCTGACGGCGGTTTCGTCTGCTATGGGGTGCTGGACTACCGGCTGGTCCTCTCGCAGACCGGGGATGTGCTGACGCTGGTGCTCCCCTTCTACGAGCCGATCCTGGGCAACAACGTGACGGTCTACGCGGGCTGCGACCACTGCCTGACCGGGGACTGTCAGAATAAGTTCAACAACACGGACAACTTCGGTGGGTTCCCCTATGTACCCACCAAGAACATCTTCGCAACGGGGCTGTGATATGGCATTTTGGCTCATGTTCTTCTTCTGGGTAGCAACCTTCGCGCTCAGCCAACTTCTGGCTCCCAAGCCGGAAATTGAGCACGCCAAGGCCGCGACGCTCCAGGACTTCAGCTTCCCCACAGCCACCGAGGGCCGCATCGTGCCCCTGGGCTGGGGCCGTGACAAGATTTCCGGGCCCAACGTCATCTGGTACGGTGACCTCCGGGTGGTTCCAATCACCAAGAAGGTCAAGACATCGATGTTCAATAGCAAGCGAGTGACCGTTGGCCACAAATACTACGTCGGCTTCGACGTCGGCATCTGCATCGGCCCAGCGACACTGCACAAGATCTGGATCGGGGACGAGCTCGCGTGGGAGGGCACGCAGAATACCGACGGTCCGATCACGATCACGACCAAGGATTTCAGTGGTACGTTCTACTTCTACACTGGCTCAACCACGCAGGCGGTGGACCCGTACCTGGCCCAATTCCAGAATCCCTGCCCAGCCTACCGGCGAGTGTGCCATGGTGTGTGGCGAGGCGGTCTGGTGGGTGAGACCACGAACGTGAAGCCATGGGCCTTCGAGGTCAGTCGCATCCCCACCGGTCTGGGCTCAACCTATCCCACGGTCAATGGGGCCGACGCCAACCCCATGGAGGTGGCCTACGAGATACTCACGGACATCAAGTGGGGATATGGCTATCCAGCGGCCGACGTCAACGTGACCGAGTTCAAGTCAGTTGCCACCACGCTCTACAACGAGGGCAATGGTTTCAGCTACTACCTCAAGAACCAGCGGAAGGCTGCCGAGGTGCTGACGGAGCTTGAGAAGCAGATTGACGGCAAGTTCCGGATCGACGCGGCCACCGGCCAGTGGCGGGTGGCACTGGCTCGGGACGGCTATGATCCCGGGACGCTGCGGGTGGCCAACAGCAGCAACATCCTGGAGGTGGTGGACTTCAGCCGAGGGGCCTGGGAAGGAACCGTCAATCATGTCCGCATCCAGTACGGTCGGCGGGCCAACCAGTATGGTCTGAGCTACGCTCCGGCGCAGGACGGCGCCAACCTACGGATTCAGGGGCGGGTGGTTCCGGCCACCTACACCTATGTCGGTGTGAAGGACGACGCGCTCGCGAACAAGATCGCCTGGCGAGAGCTCCGGTCCAACTCCTATCCGTTCAGCAAGGGTCGATTCAAGGTCAACCGGTCGTTCTGGGACTGCTACGTCGGCGAGGTCTTCCTGCTGAACTACACGATCGGCAACCTGGTCATCACCAACCTGCCCATGCGTATCACGCAGATTGATACCGGCAACACCGAGGAGCCAGAAATTCTGGTTGACGCTGTTCAGGACGTGTTCAGTTGGCGAGCGGCGAGCTTTGCCGATCCCTCGCAGACAGCCTGGGTGGCTCCGTCGAAGAAACTGATCCCCTTCCCCTCCACCGATCAGCTGGCGTTCGAAGCTCCCTACGGCATCTCCCGCCGAGACGAGTATCCGTCAGAGGGCCGCATCTTTGTCACTGGCATCTCTCAGGGTCGCGGTGAGGCGGGCTTCCACATCATCCAGTCGCAGGGCAACTACTACGATGCGGGCGATTGTGATGGCTTTGCGTTCAAGGGTGAACTGGCGGCTGAAGTGCTGGCCAGTGTCAGCAGTTCAATCGATGTAACCACCGGCCTGAACGCCACTGAAATCCTGGCAGCTTCGGATTCTGATATTGGCAACGACCTGGCCAACCTGATATGGGTCAACGGGGAGTTCATCTCCTGCAAGTCGGCTACCAACATCAGTGGCGGTGTTCGCCTGGCATCGATCAAGCGGGGTCTCCTGGGCACAGCGCCCAAGAAACACGCGGCAGGCACGCCGGTTTGGTTCATCTACATGGGTGGGCAGCTGGCCGACACCATCTTTCCTAACACAGCAACGGTCAGCCTCAAGCTCATGCCCTATGACCTGATCGGCAATCAGGTCTCCTCCTCTGATGCTGGAATCACAGTCATGAACGTGGTCATGAACCGGCTTGAGCGCCGTCCCTACGTTCCGTCGCGACTGTCTGTTGACGGTGTTCCCTGGGGTGCCAGTGGCAACCTGGACGCTGTACAAGGCACAGGCGAAGACACCAGGGGCACAGCTATCGCACTGAACCGACGCGACTACCGTATTTACGACGAGGTCAGTCAACTGACCGCCGATGCGAGCACGATAAACGCGGACTTCCCAGCGAACAACACAACGGAGTACTGCCTGGAGGTGTACGATGCTACACCGACGCTGCTCTACACAACCGACTGGTCAAACGCGGTCTACCACTACGTCTACCGGACCACTGTGCTCCGGTATCTGGCTGGGGCAGTTCCAGCGTCGCTCACGGTCAAGGTCCGGACGCGGCACACCTACAGCGGGGTCGTCCTCGAGTCCGTCGACAAGGTTGAGTGGTCGTTCAGCACAACCGCCAACCTCCTCAGCGGTGATTTCAACATGGGCGTCCTGGCAAGTCTGGCAGTGGGCGCTTCCTGGACGGCTCCCAGCACAGGGACGTACAACTTCACCCTCGGCACGGCCAACACTGGCGGTGCTATCGAGGCCCGCATCAACGGAGGGGCCTGGACGCCTGTGATCGCGGCCGGAAATACTACCGGGTCGCTGGCAGGGGTCACGGCAGCGGACACAATCGAGGTCCGGGCCAACGGCTTCACCTGCACCAGGGCGGAGACGATCTGCCTGATCGATTCACCGTCCCATGCAGAGGACGCCTACGTCATCTTCCGGTCCTGATACAATTCTCATTGTAGCAGTACAAGAGAACTACTGGCCCAGGAGCGAGGTGTACGATGGCCGAACAGAACGACCGTGTCGCGATCATGACCGAAGAGGAACTGACCGAGCACACGCAGAAGGTCATCCGGAGCACACTGACTGCCCTGGGGCTGGACATCAGCAAGCCTATCGAACTTCAGCGCGATTTCCAGGCGCTTCGTGATTGGCGGGTCTCCATTGAGTCCGTCAAGAGCAAGGCCCTGGTCACCGCCATCGGTATCATCGTCGCCGGAATTGCAGCAGCTCTCTGGCTGGGTTTCAAGTCCATGTGCGGCCGGTGACTCCATCGCCTCCGAGTCGGACGACTACCGGAGGCGCTTTTGGACCCTTCCGTTCGGACGTGCGAGTCGCCTGGGCGCCAGGTGACTTCAAAACGCTCCCTGACTCCGTTCGTTTCATGACCGCCAGGGCAGGGCCCAGCGGCAGCTTCCTGCTCCCCTTAATCTATACTCTCTCTTTAGAGTAGAGGGGGTTAAGTCATTAAAGTCAGAGGGAGCAGGGGCCCAGAAATCCGACTCTGGGCCTGACTCCACTGACTCAGCCTACCGGCCAGAAAATAATTTTCTGCCGGGGCTATTTTCCTCTTGCTTTCCCACGGCGGGGCCGGCGCAGAGGTCGGCTGGTACGGGTGAGTCCGGGAACCTCGGGCCACGCGGGGTTTCCCCTCCTCAGGAGAAGGCCGGGCCTACGGGCTCGGCCTTTTCTCTGCGCCTCCCTCCATGTGGCCCACCACGATCCTCCACATCAGCCACAAGCCGATAACCGGCCAAACCGGGACCACTGGACCGGAAAAGGCCCTGGGGCGGAATTTCATTTTGCTTTTGCCAGCTGTGGTGTATGCTTTAGGTGTACTCAGTGAAAGGGTGAGTCATGATCGTCGGACGTGAACAACTGATCGTGCTTGAGGAGTTCGCCAAGCGGCAGGAGCAGATTTACCCAGACGCGTGCGACTGGGGCTACCGGTGGATCGAGGGGCCGGTCGG